AACCGGACGCCGGCGATCGCGATGCGTCGCGGGCGCCAGGTCTCGACGTCGCCGAGGGGTGAACCGAGCGCGAGGGAGGTAAGGCCGTTCGCGATCGGTCGGGTCGTGCTGGTCATTGGTCTGTCTCTCCTGGTTCGTCGCCGGCTCTTTGCGCGGCGTCGTCTCGTCGGTCTTCGCCGCGTTGCCAGCGTCGACCTTCCTGCTCCATGAGCTGCGTCAGCGCCTCGTCAACCTCGAGGCATTCGGCGAGCAGCCAATGGCCGTAATCCTGTTGCCCGACGTTGAACGCCATCCGCGAGCCGTGATCGTTCCAGACGCTCGCGTAGACCCTGGCCTCGCCGAGCAGTCCCCAAATGAACGCGCGGCCCGGTGCGCTCGAGAGGGTCGCGAGCAGCCCATCGCGAAAGCGATCGATGCGCTCCTTCGCGCGGCGCTCGGCCTTGCGGACCTGGCGCTCGCTGCCGGCGTTGCCGACCAGGGGCCGGTTGCGTCGTTCATCGGCCAATGGGCAACGTCCGGAGCAGCTCGAGGATGACCAGGACCAGGACCGCCATCCAGAGCGGCGCCTTCTTCACGGCCGCGGCGACGACCAGGCCCAGCGCGAGCAGAACGAGGACAACGAAGACGGTCAGCATGTGCCTCTCCTACAGGGTGCCGACGAGCGCGTCGAGTGCGCTGCCGGTCCCCAGCTTCGCGTCGGCCGCGGACTTCACGCCGGCGCCGGTCTTCTGGATGGCCTCGGCGCGCGCGGCGTCGGCCTGCTGTTGCGCCTCGGCATCGGCGAGCTTCTGCGCCTCGTCGTTCGTCCGGACGACGAGCGGGTCGGTGCCATACATCTCGCCGTAGTCGTCGATCGCGCGCATCGAGTCGATCTTGTGCCGGGTCTCCGGCCAGACCGCGGCCATGCTCGAGGCCGTCGTCAGCAGCCGATCGAGCTGATTGACGCCGACGAGCTTCTGCGCTTGCGCGAGGATGCTCGTGTTCTCCGGGGACAGGCGCATTCCGACCAGCTCCTCCGGCGGCTCCGGCATTTCGCCGGCGGCCTCGGCCATCTCGAAGATGCGGTCGAATTGCAGATCGAAGAGTTCGTCGTTGGACCGCTCGAGCATCGGGCCGAGCGCGAGCATCTTCTCCTCTTTCCGCTCGGCGATTTCGGTCGCGGTCTTTGCCGGGTCGCTCTCGAGCGCGTCGCTGCGCGCCAGCATGAGGAACAGGTCCTCGTAGTAGGCGCGCGAGATGAGATAGCGCACGTCCTGAATGTCGAGCCGGAGGTCCGCGATGTCGAGCGCGACCTGGTAGGCCGCCCGGAAGCCGTGTTGTGGGTCGCGCGTATACGTGACGTCAGACGGCAGGGTCGTCGTCTTCTGCGTCCTCAGCTCCGCGGCGCCGACCATCGGCGGCGAGACCATCTTCTGGATGCCCTTCGCTTTCTCCCGGTGCATCAGTTGGAGCTGCTTGATGTCGCCGAGCGCGACCGCACACGGCCAGTCCGTCCCGTAGCTGTCGCCGTCCGTCGTCGCCCAGCGCGGCGCCATGATCGGGAACGTCTGGAAGCCGGACTCACGAAGGAAGTCCGGATCGCCTTGCGTCGGCGCGCCGGTCTCGAAGTGGCAGGAGGACCATTTCATCCGCGTCGAGAGCGGCGAGCCCTCCTCGTAATACGGGTTCGGATGGATGACCCAGGAGATTTGAATCTGCTGGTCATACTCGCCCTTGTCCCACGCGCGTTGAACCGCCTTACTGATGTGCGACCAGTCGATATCGCTCGAGCCCGGTCGCAGCCCGAACTCCTCGACCAGCTCGAGGACGCTGAGCGTGTAGTCGCGGACGAACGTCGTCGCCAGGCCGCGGGCGTCGAGCCCCAGCGCGTAGCTGCCGATCGGGAAGACGCGCGTCCGAAACAGGTCCTTGGCGTCGGCGAGGACGGCCATCGCGCCGGTCCCGAAGTCGCCGAGGTCCTGGTAGAGCGTCGGCAGCGATTGATACAGGTTCGCGCGTGCATAGAGCTGCTGCATGCGCTGCGTCACGTCCTCGAGGTATGCCTGCACGGGCTTGAACTTCGCGAGGTCCGGGTCGGCGATCGTCGCCTTGAACCACGGGCGCGCCGGCGAACTCATGCCGGAGTGCAGACCGCTCGCGAGCGTCCCGGACGCGAAGGTCGCCGTCGAGTCGATGATGTTCTGGTTGCGCCGGTCGCCGCGGTTCTTGTCCGTGACCGTGAAGCGCGATCGCCGCGGCCGGACGAAGTCGCTGCATTCCTTCCAGTGGTTATCGAACGAGGTCCGCTCGCGGAAGAGGCCGGTCCGGATGGCCTCGAGGCGCGTGCGATACCGGGCCGGGCTCTCCTTGCGCTCGAGCGCGTAGCGCAGCGCGCTCGCCACTAGTAAGCGCCTCCGATACCGCCGACGAGGGTCTGCGGCCTCACTACGGGCTTGGGGGGTGCCAGGGTCGAGACCGAATCGCGCACGATGCCAGGGCGCGCCTTGCGCTTCGCCTTGGTCATCGCTTGCGCGGCGCCGATGACGCCCTTGCTGCCGGCCGCGGCTTGCGTGTCAGGGGCGACCGGCGGCGCGGCCAGGGAGTTGTCGGCGCCGGAGGGGCCAGGCGTCGCGGGACCTTTCGCGCCCTTCGCTTTGATGGCCGCGGCCGTGCCTCCGCCGGCGGCGCCGAGCGCGAGCCCGACCAGGAGGGACGTCGTGAATGCGGCCATTTACAACCTCTTGACGTGTGCCGTTTCGATCGGGGAGTAACCCAGCCGCTCGTAGTAATTCCCGACAGTCGAGCCGGCGGGCGCGACCATTTTAAGCACGGTCCCCCCTTCTTGTCGCGTCCAATCCTCGAGGGACCGCAACAGGTAGGGGCCGAGGCGCGTTTTGCGGTAAGCCGGCTCGACCCACCAGACCAGTTCCGAACCGATACAGTCGCCCGTGATCGTGCGCTCGAGCGTGCCGGCAATCATCCCGACCAGGCGCGCGCCGGCGCGGCGATCGTGCGGGTCTTCGGCGCTGTCATCCTCGGCGACGAAGATGACGCCGCCGGTCAGCGTCGCGCGGATGACGGCCTCGAGCGCGTCGTGTGAGCCGCTGAGGACCTGGCCGAACGGGGTCGAGCGGAGGAAGTCGCCGGCCATGCGAATCAGGCCCGGTAGGTCGCCGGCGGTCGCCTTGCGGATGCGCGCCATGTCAGTCCCTCGAGGCAAACGGGTCCCACTCGTGCGCGTGCCGGCCAATCTCGTCGAGCTGCTGCTCGAGGTCGACCTCGCGCGACTCGTAAGGGTTCCAGTCGCCGCCTTTCTTTGCGCGGCCCTTGAGCAGCTCCTCGAGGGTCTGGCCCGGCATCTCCGGCAGCGCGAACGTTTCGGCCAGGGCGTCCGCCAGGTCCGGGCTCTCGCCGAGGCGCGCCTTGATTTGGTCCTTCGGCTCGACGACGAACTTGCCGCCGATGAACGTATAGGTCGGCTCGGTCAGCTCGCGAATCAGCGCGGGGATGTGCGGCAGCGCGCCGCCGGCCTTGACCCACTTCGCCATCTCCATCCACATCAGATCGCGCGTCGTCTTGTATCGCTTGTCGATCGATGGCTCGGCGTAGTTGATGGGGATGACCGGGATGTTCGCGGTCAGCAGGTTGTCGATGACGCCATGCCCCCAATGTCCCGTATCGTCGACGAAGATGATCTCCGGGTGCCAGAGGGAATTAGCGCGCGCGACGCGAGCCGCGATCGTCGTCGTGCGCGCGACGCGGAGGACCTCCGGCCGGAACGCGGCGAGGCCCTGGCGCGGGAAGAGGACCGTCCGGTCGTCGCCGAACCGCGCGACGTCGACGCCGAGGCGCTTCTGGCTGAAGCCGTAGTCGTCGGCCGTGTAATGCCGCTTCATGGCGGCCTCGACCTCCTCGACGCCGAGCAGCGCGTTGATGCTCGCCGGCGGGAACATGCCGAGGATGTTCACCATGACCCACGGGTTATCGCGTCCCCACAGCGCAATCTGCTCGCGCGCGTGCTGCAGGGAGATGCGCGGCGACCGCATCGGGTCGTCGGGGTCGCCCGTAATCGTGATGACGTGCCAGAGATGCCGCTCGGTTGTGCAAGCGCGGTGCAACGGGCCTGACGTGTGCGTCGGGTTGCCGGCCTGAATGACCATCGCCCGGTGCCCGGCCGCTTCCATCGCTTCGGTCAGGTTCGCGAGGACCGCTTCGGCCGTGACCATGACGGCCTGCGGAATGCCGCCGGACTCGTCGAGCACGAAGAGGACGTCGTCGGCATGGACGCCGGCGAGCGCGTCCGCCTGCTGCTGGCTGTCCCCGGTCTTCGGCCAGGTGCGTTTCTCCGCGAACCAGTTGGCGCCGGCGCGGCCTCGTCTCGAGACGCGGACCTTCGTCCAGATGAACATCCCGCCCAGGAGCGGGGACGAGTCAATCCACTTATAGAGTTCCGGCCAGAGGTTCGTATTGATGTTTGCTTCGGTCAGGGATGTCGCGGCGACCTTGCTGTTCGGGTGACAGCAGAGGAACCAGAGAATGATCCACGCGAGGACCGCGGTCTTCCCTGGTCCCTTGCACGCCTTGAGCGCGATGCGGCGGGTCTTCGGGTCGCTCGCCAGGCGGAGCGCCTCGTCCTGCCATTTGTCGGGGATGACGCCGATGCATTCCCGGACGAACAGGCGCGCGTCGTCTTTCCACAGCGCGACCGTCGCGGCCAGGAACTTCCCCTCGCTGCTCTTGACGATGCCGACCGCGACGACGGTGAGGTAGAGCGCCCAGCTTGCGAGGCTGAGCATCATGTCCGGGTCTTGGCGCGGTTCTGCTCGAGCGTCTCGCGCAGCAGCGCGGCGAGCTGGTCGACGCCGCTCTCGCCGCTGACCGCGCCCGTGACCTCGAGGATGGTCCGCCTCGAGGCGACCTTCGAGGCGAGCTTGACCTTATGGACGTGGCCGAACTCGTCGAACTCGACGCCCTCGAGGCTGTTCGCCAGGGCGTCCGGGAGCTGCTCGAGCGGGAGGCGCTTCCCCTTCTCGTCGACCAGGAGCCGGATGTCCGCGCGCGCGTCGCCGGCGACCAGCGCGAGGACCTCGTCCTTCGTCATGTGGAGCGGCTTCCAACGGTCGTCGAGCTGTTCGCTCAGATACGTCTTGATGTCAGCATTTGTCAGCAGCCGATAGGCGCCGGTCCGGGCCGCGGGATAGCCACTCTTCGGATAGACGGCCAGGTAGGCCGCGGTCGCGTTGAAGCCGTTGGCGAGGTAGGTGAGACAAAACTCGACGTGTTCCGGCTTCAGTAGCGCCGGCGCGATCGGACCCTTCGGGCCTTGCGGCGCTTTCGCTTTCGTCGTGCCATTGGCTCCTCGCGCGGCGCGCTTGGGTCTCGGTTTCTTGACCAGAATGCGAAAGAGTCTACACCTGACCTCGCGCCTCGAGGTAGCGGCGGAAGATGCGGACCTGCACGCGATCGCGCTCGAGCGCGGGGATGTCCTGGCCTTTCATGCGGCCGGCCTCGAACTCAATCGCCCACGTCTCGATGACCTGGTCGGTGACGCGCCGGTAGTTAGGGAGGGATGAGGCTTGTGAAGTCGACGCAGTTGGGGGTGTCACAGCGCGCGGCTCCTTTGATGTCCGTGAGGTTCGCAAAGAGCAGGGTGCCGGCGCAGTTCGGGCAGATGATGTGCCCGCGGTTCGGATAGGGGAGCTTGCGGGCTGCGATGTGCGCGTCGATGGCATCGACCGCCGCGAACATTCGGCCGATCCATTCGACGCCGGCGGAGTCTGCTACGGGTGTCCGCCGGCGTCCCACCCTCATACCGAGGGGGATTCTAGCTCAGCTTCGCCAGGCGCGCGCGCAGTTCCCCCTGTGCTCGCTTGAACGCCGCGCGTCGCTCGAGATACCGGACCAGGTCGTCCTGCCGGCGGACGTAATCCTCGAGCCATCGGGCCGCAAACCAGAGCAGCATCAGCAGCGCGCCATCGCCTGACCGTTATCGACCGCGATGATGACCCAGCCCGCGGCCTCTATCTCCGCCAGTCGTCGAAGAACCACCGATTGAACGTTTCCAAGCGGTTCACGAATGAATCGAGTAGCCGAGCCACCAGTCGAATACTCGCCGGCGCGGGGGGCGCACCGTCCCAAAAAAAAGGGTTCGAGGCCGGCGAGTCCGGACCGTCGACGCCGCTCGGTGACGTGAACCGCGCGACGCTGACGTAGGCCGTGCCGTCGACGAGTGCCATCGGGCGCGTGATGTTCGCCAGGAAGCAGGTCGGGAAGCCGGCCTCCTGCGTGAACGCCGTGCGCTGGATGACCGCGTTGGCGACCTCGGTCCCTGGCGCGGCCTGCGTCCGGTAGCTGACGCGGACGCTGCCGACCATCGGCGAGCCGTCCGGGAGCGTCGCGTTGACGTTCGGGATGGCCGCCTGTCCGGGGTTCTTCTGGAACGCGGTCCCACTCGCCGCACATTTCGATTGTGCCCAGGCGCTCGCCGGCGCCAGGAGCAGCAGCAGGAGCGCGGTCGCGAACCGACCGGGACGCATGCGACGCCAGGGCCGCCCGATCGGACCGAAGCCGAGCGCGACGCCGGCATTCTTGAAGACCTCGACGACCTTGGCCCGGAAGCCGGCCTCGTCCTCGACGTCATGCTCGAGCACGTTGCGCGTGATATGCGGAGGCGCGTCGTCGGTCGCGCCCGTCCGTTCAAAGTAAACCGTCCCTCGATACATCACACCCCTCCCGCCAGAGCCTCAGCTCGGCTGTTGAACCATTTAACACCAGCTTTGCCGTGGACCGTGACGACGATGGACTTCGCCCCGACCTGGCGCCCTTGGCAGAGCGCGCAGCTATCGCATTGCACGCCCTTGGTTTCGTGCGGACAAATGACTTCCCTCGAGGTAACGACGCCGTCGACCGGCCGCACGCGGAACGTCCGCCAGCCGGCCTCATGCGCCAGGTGCTCCTCCTCGAGACTGTCGACGCTCGCCATGCACCAGGGCATCCATGCCTCGCGCACGTTGAAGAGGCGCCGCCATTGATGCGTGTAAGCCGTCCAGCCGCCGGCCTGCTCGAGCATCGGCCGCCAGACCGCCATCGGGACCGCGGCCGGGTCGCCGTAGGCGCCGATGCGGAGCTGCAGCCCGGCGATCAGGCGGCCGGCTTGCTCCGGTCCGACCTTCTCCGCGTGGATGTGGCCTTGCCAGATGTTCGCGACGCTCCGCCACCATTCGACGTAACAGGTCCGCCGGTGCCCGTGCCCGTCGCCGCGGTGCCGGCAGTCCCCACAGACGGCCGCGTCCTGGCCGGAGCGGACTGCGTCGATCGGCGAGATGGCCGGGATGATCCAGAGCTGCAGCATGCGCCCGATCTTCCGGTTCGCGTTGACCGCGGTCGCGATGACGAAGATGCGCTCGCCGTTGAGCATGCTCGGCCCGTCGTAGAGCTTCAGGTTGTGCGGCAGCGCGCGATAGGACGGCGCCAGGACGCCGGTCGGCATGCTTCTCATACGGCGACCTCCTGCTGCTGCTCGGCCTGTGTCGCCCACAGCCGCGCGTCATTGCCGAAGACCGTCCAGCCCTCGCGACGCTCGCGGCCGAACAGCTCGAGATAGGGACCGTCGTAAAGCCGCTCGACGACCTTGCGGAACGACTCCGGCTTCGCGCTGTGCGGTCCGTCCTTGCGCTCGGTGAGGACGCTGTCGATCATCGGCGTCGGTCGCACGGGTGTGCATTTGCCGCGCGTCGCGATGATCAGATGTTCGTGCCGTATTGACACGTAATTACCGAAGTTGTGCTCGACCTTGTCCCACACCATGCCGGTCTTGGGTGTGAAGCCCCAGGCGCGGATGATGCGGTAGGCGTCCGGGCCTTTGTCCGGGTCGGTCGCGTAATACAGATATGGCGCTGTAATCCAGAAGAACAGGACCGCGTTGGGGGACGCATGCGCTTCGACCGGGAGCCTGCATCCCTCCTCGACGGTCATGCCGGGATAGTGCTCGCCAGCGCCGGAGCCGGACGGCGGCCGGTTGCCGTAGCGCCAGGGAAAATCCGCGTAGATGGTCGGGAACATCCCCTCGAGGATGGCTTGCCCCTCGATGATCGTCGGTCGCTTCGCTGCGCGCAGCTCGAGGCGGAGGTCGCGGACGGACCAGCCGTTGACCGCGGCCTTCTCGAGCCACTCGACTTGATCCGCCGGCGCCAAAGGCGCGACCTCGGAATGCAGGGAAATATCGACGTCGCCCCGACGTCGGGACGGGTCGACGTTTTCCCCCACATATTTCAGGTTTTTGACGGTCTTCTCGGAGTAGCCGCTTGCGTCGATGACCTGGCCGAGTCGCTCCTTCCAGTCCTCGCGCTTCTCGCCGTAGCGAACCAGGTCCGCGACCCACCAGCCCGCGGCCTTGTGCGCGCGTCGCGCGAACTCGAGGACGCCCTCGTATTCGCCGAACGACGGGCGCCCGTCGACGTCGACGCCGGTCTCGTGCAGCGTGAAATGCCCGATCGTGATCGGCTTGACGTCTTCCGGGATTTTGACGAGCGCCCGCTTGGTCATCGGTCTACGCATCCGCCAGGGATTCGCCGGCGCCCTCGCCGGTCTCGAGGTCCTCGTTGTCCGGCAGCTCCTCGGTCGTGTCGCTGGCTGCCGTCCCGGTCTCGACGGTGTCCGCCGGCTTCGAGCCGCGCTTCAGTTTGCGCGCGGTGAACTTCTCGTCGCCGACCGTGCGCGTGAACTCGTAGCCGTGGCCGGTGAATAGGCTCGCCTCGAGGACGTGCATGCGCGAGCGGATCGCCTGCTTGTGTCCGGTCGCGCGCTCGAGCGCCTCCTCCGACTCATACATTTCATCGGCGTAGGCTTTCGCGTGGCGCATCAGGACCGCGTCCTTGAGGCTGCCCAGCTCCGGGAACGTTTGATCGCTTGCGCGGCCGTTGACCTTGCGCGTCCGATGGCGCGCGGCGCCCTTGGGCGGCGAGCCTTTCGCCCGTCTCGCCGGCGCGGTCCCTCTCGAACTCTTCGCGGCTTTCCCCGCGCTGCGCTCGCGGGCGTTGCCCGCCTTTCGCTTGGCTGCCTTCTTCGCCATGCTGTCCTCTCTGAATCCGCCGACAGTATTCGGCCATCAGCAGCGCGTCGGCGGTCGCGTGCGTGATGACGAGGTCCGGGAAAAGCTGCTGCGCCCGGCGCTTCGTGATGTTCTTCTTCTGCGTGTCGGTGAGTCCCTTGCGGTAGGAGATGCCCAGCGCCTTCTGCCAGGTCCGCGGGAGGACCTGGTCGAACGGGATGCGCGCGGCCGTCAGCGCCATCTCGCAATGCCCGACCTGGCGGCCGAACTTCCACGCGCCGCCCTGGCCCGGTGTGCTCCAAACGTGTTCGAGGACGGCCTTGACCTGTTGCCCGGCCGTCGTCGACGGCTCGAGGACGTCGAGCAGCTCGCGCTCGCTGGCCGGCATCGGGACCAGGTCGATATAGAGCTGCTCGCCGTCGCGGCCGTTGAGGTTCTGGATGAACGCCAGGCCGCCGCTCTTGCCAGGGTCGACCCCGATCCAGATCATTCCTGGCCCGGCATGTTGATGCGGGTGTGTCCCTCGAGCGCCTCGAGCCGGCGGCGCAAGTCGTCGACGACCTTCTCGAGCTGCGCCAGGCGTCGCGCCGGCGTCATCGGCGTCGCCGGCGTCTTTGGCGGCTCCGGGACCTTCTTCGTCTTCTTCTTCGTTGCCATGCTGCCCTCCGTGTGAGCGCGTATTGTAGTTAAGAATCCGGCGGCGCGTCATACATCCCGCCGCCTTTTTTTCGCATCGCCCCGCGCTTCGCGTATTTCTTCCGCTCGGCCTGCTTCTCCTCCTGGCTCTCCGGCTCCGGCTCGCCGCCGTCCGTGAACGTGACGGTGTCCCGGTCGACCGTCAGATGGACCGTTCCGGTCGGCCCGTTGCGCTGCTTGGCGAGGATGCATTCGGTCGTGCCGCTGGCCGCGTGGTTCTTCCGGTGCAACAGGATGACGACGTCGGCCGCCTGCTCGAGACTGCCCGACTCCCGGAGGTCGTCAATCTTCGGCCGCCCATCGACGCGCCGGAGCTGCGAGACCAGGATGACCGGCGCGCTGACCTCGTCGGCCAGGTCCTTGAGGCGCCGGCTGATATCGGTAATCTCCTCGTTCCGGGTCGCGCCGCGGCGCTCGAGCGTCCCCGGCATGAGTTGGACGTAGTCGATGATGACCATGTCCAGCTCGCCGTCCCCCTTCATCCGCCGGCATTGCGCGCGGACGTCGATCGCGGACTGCCCGGCCTTGTCGTTGATGTCGATCGTCAGGTTGCCCTGAATATTGAGCGCCTCGGCAATCCGGGGATAGTCCGGCGCGCCCAGGTAGCCGGTCATAATCCGCGTGGCCGCGACGCCCGAGAGCTGCGAGAGGATGCGGAACTCGAGTTGTTTGCGGCGCATCTCGAGACTGAAGATCGCGACGCGCCGGGTCCGGTCGGTCCCTGGCCGGAGACTCCGCGCCGCGTGGACCGCGCTGTTCGTGACCAGGATGGTTTTCCCGATCGAGGGTCTGGCCGCGACGACGATGAGGTCCCCTGGCTGCCAGCCCTGCGTCAGCTCGTTGATGGAGGGATAGCCGGTCTCGACGCCCGTCAGCTCGCCCTTGTGCTCGACCCTCCACTCGATATCGGCGAACAGCTCGCGCGTCGTCTCCGTCATCGGCCGCATGCGGCTCTCGACGTGGCCGGCCTGCAGCTCGAGCAGCCGGCGATCGGCGTCCGCCAGGATGGCGTCGCTGTTATGGTCGCCGCCGGCGACGAGGTTAATCGTGTGCTCGCTGAACTCGATGAGCGCGCGCTTCGCCTGCAGGTCTTTCAGGATGCCGGCGTAATACTCGACGTTGGTCGCGCGCGGGATGCCGTCGACCAGGCTCGAGATGTAGGCCGGGCCGCCGACCTGGTCGAGCCGCTTCAGGCGCGTCAGTTCGCCCTTGAGCGTGATGAAATCCGGCGTCTTCCGCTCGTCGCGGAGGTTGCGGATCGCCGTGAAGATGTCTTGATGCTGCCGCCCGAAGAACGCGTCGGGCGTCAGATGGTCCCGGATGTAGTCGGCCGCCGGCAGATGGACGAGCGCGCAGCCGAGACAGCTCCGCTCGGCCTCCATGTTGCGCGGCAGGAGCATCGCGTCAGGGTCGCGCCGGGATGGCTTGGGGAGAATCGCCGGCGACGTCACGCGCGCAAGTCCGCCGATCGCCGCTTCGTGTGCTCGACCTCAGTCCTGCAGCGCGGCGTGTGTTTGCAGTCGCTCGGCGCCGCGGGGTCCAGCTCGAGGTCCTCGACCGCTTGCCCCTCGTCGGCGTAGCTGTTGACGCCGCTGACGAAGAGGCCGAACGGGTGCCGGTTGCGTTTGAGGAAGTCGTCCTCCGTCGACAGATACCGATTGGCGCGCTTGGTCAGCTCCTCGAGGCCGTTCGGTTTGAATTGCTTGAGCAGCCGCTTGATGTTCGGGACGTCCGCGGCGTAGCGCCAGACATACCGCCCGTGCTGGCCGGCGGCGTAGCGCCGTCCCCAGGCTTCATCGAACGCGCGCTCGAACGCCTTGATTTGTGCGGCCAGGCCGGCGCCGCCGCCGAGCAGCTCGTCGCACTCCTCGAGGACCGCGGCCATCTTCTCGTGTAGGTCCCGCGCGACCTCGAGCATCTTCACCAGTTTCGCCCGATTGACCTCTTCGCCTTTCGCCATCGCAGTCTCCTCCTCAAAGGGACCTACGGCTACAGGCTCCCCCCTCCGGTCTCCGCCGCCCTCCCTTCCCTCAACCGGCATAGGCGACCGCGAAATCGCTTTCGGTCGATCGCCTATGGTTGCTATGCCGTATATCGGTCGGTCGGTTGTCCGCGTCGCCGTCGTTAGGTGCCGTCCGCGAGTCCTGAGCCTTCCTGTGAGGCGCCGGTCAGGCGACCCCACACCCACCCCCGCACGCGGAACCGCCTCGCCAGCGCCCGCCTGCCGCGTCCTGTCGTGCCTTTCCAGGCAGACGCGCCCCGACCCAGGTCCCCCCGGCCCGCACGTCTAGCACGAAAGACGTAAGAGGCCGGCCCCAACGATGTAGCTGTTGAAGACGAAGGGCGGATCATTGGCGGGTCTGCTCGAGCTTCACAAGCCCCAAAATCTAGGGGCGAACATCCGACGATCCGCTATCGGTCGCCGTCCGGAGCTTCGTGACCGGAACGACGTGGACGGTCGGCGGGTCGGCGCCGCGCTCGACGACCCTGGCGCGCTGGCCGTCGTCGCTGATGCTCCGCACGGTGCCCCATACCCGGACGCCGCCGGGCGCCTCGAAGAAAACGAGGTCGCCGGCGATCATCGGCCGCCGCTCCGGCGTGACATTGCCAGGTCGATAAGGTCCGAGGCGCCGCCCATCGTCAAGCCGGCCGGGTTGTGCGGGACGCGGAACTTCTTGAGCAGCGCGAGCTGCTTGTCGCTGGCCGGGCGCTGCCGCCAGGGCGCTTCGCGGTCCTTCAGCTTCATCACAGTCCTCCGCTCCTGGCTGACGTAAGCCTCGGCGAGCTGCAGCGCAGCCTGCCCGGTCGAGACTTGCGTCGCCAGGGTTCGCTGCCGGACGGCGCTGAACGCTTGCCCGACCGGCCCGTTGTGCGGCCGGAAGGTCGCGACGACGTCGAAGTGTCCGAGCAGGTCCTTGTCGACGGTGAGCGTTTCGGTGCCGTCCTGCCAGGGATATTGAAGCCGGTAAGTATTCTCGCCGACCTTGATCCAGTTGCACGCGAGGCCCTCGCCGACTGGTCCCAGCTCCGGGACGGTCCAGACGTCGAACGTCGACGCGCGATCGAGAAGCTCCTGCATCGAAAAGCGCCCGATCGCGTCGAGGTCGATGTGTGGATGCTTCTGTTTGAAGTCCTCGAGCTGGTCCTGCAGCTTGCGGAGGTCGTCGCCCTTGCACTTCAGGCCAGGCGGGAGGCCGTAGAGAACCGGCGCCGCTTGGAGGGAATGCCGGCGCGCGACGTCGACCAGGTCGATGACCAGGCAGTCCGGTTTGTCCGGGAATAGCCGGAGCCCGCGGCCGGTCATCTGCTCGTAGAGCGTCGCGGACTTCGTCGGCTTCAGGTGCAGGATGCAGGACGTCCGCGGGAGGTCGGTCCCTTCGGTCAGGACCATGCAGTTCGCGATGAACTGCACGCGGCCGGCTTGGTAGTCGGCGAGAATCTGCCGGCGCTCGTCCTTCGGCGTCTCGCCGCTGATGGCCTCTGCCGCGATGCCCTGACCCTTCCACATTTCGGCGACCGCGTAGGCATGCGCGACGTCGACCGTGAAGCAGAGGGTCGGCCGGTCGCCGGCGTAGAGCTTCCACGCATCGAACGCGAGCCGGTTGCGGCGCGCGACGTTGACCGCTTCGGCCAGGTCCTTCTGATTGAACTCGCCGGCCGTGATGCGGACGTCGTCGAGGTTCTCCGAGGTCTCGATGATCCACGGCTTGATGGGAACCAGCCAGCCGTCATTGATGGCGTCCTTCAGGTTGTAGCTGTAGGCGATCGTCTGGAAGACGCAGCCGAGGCCGATGGCGTCGGTCCGGTTGGGCGTCGCGGTGACGCCGACCAGGAGCCGGTCCTTCGGTGCGCGCGCGTCCCAGCCCTCGAGCGCCTGACTCATCTTCGCGACGTCGTCGTAGTCGGCCGCCTCGAATGCCTCTTTCCCCTCGACCGCGTCCGCCGGCGGGAGGAAGCCGAGCAGGACCAGGGCGTTGCGGTAGCTCGGTGCCGCGGCGTGATGCGCCTCGTCGATGACGACCAGGCGGAAGCTGTGATACTGCTGCATCCGCTTCAGGCGCCGGAACTTCATGGCCGCGAGGGTCTGGATGCTCGCGATGACGACGTCGCTGTAATTGTTCGCGACGCGGTCCCCCTGTTCGATCGAGACCATCAGCTTCGGGTTGGCCGCCTGAATCTTCGCCGCGGCTTGGTCGAGCAGCTCCTCGCGGTGCGCGATGACCAGCATGCGCGCGCCCTTCGCCTTGCCAGGGAGGAAGACCTCGGCGTGTCGCTCCATGAACCGGAGCAGCTCCGCGAACGTGACGGTCTTCCCGGTGCCGGTCGGTTTCTTGATGAGCATGCGATTGAGGCCGCTCGCGTAGGTCGTCGCGATCGCCTCGAGG